CTATGACGAATAAATACCCAAAGAAACACTTATTGCCCCCTGAAGCCGGACCCATGCCTCAGGGCTTGAATATTAACTATAATACTGTTAAAACAGTCAAACAATCTGGAGAAAAAATAAATGGCGGATATAGACAAAGCACTTCCCAACGAAGTAAGAAAAGAATTTAATATACCTGGTGAAGAAGAAATTAAAGAACAGGTAGAAGAAGTAACGGTACAAGAAGAATCATCAGAACCAGTTGAGGTTCAAGAAAATGAAGATGGTTCGGTTGATATTAATTTAGATCCAAAAGCTGCAACACCTGAAGGTGGTGATGAGCATTATGCAAACTTAGCAGATTTTTTACCTGATGATGTTTTAAGTTCATTAGCTTCTGATTTAAATAGTAAGTATATGGATTATTCTTCTTCAAGAAAAGAATGGGAAAAAACTTATACCAACGGTTTAGATTTATTAGGTTTTAAATTTGATCAAAGAACAGAACCTTTTTCAGGCGC